AAAGGGAACAGTTTTAACGGTATGCATAGTATGAATACTATGTTAGAGTATGTAATTTTGGTCAGTGTTGTTATTGCTGGGGTATGTGGTATTATTATTACTAAAAATGTATTCGGATCCAATGAAATTCATGGTAAATTAAAAAATAGATACTTGGAATATATCGCAAACCTTGAAACAGATAATAAAAAGCTAAACGGTAAATTAAACAAGATGAAAAATAATGTTACGATTAATCCCCAGGACTTTGATAGTGAAAACCCGTTAGGATCAATAGGATCATTGATTGCACAGTTTGCTCCAATGCTTCCAAAGAATATTCAACCTTTGTTAAATGACCCTGGAACAATGAAATACATTGAGAAGCTAGTTGTTGAAAATCCTGACAAGGTCAAAGATTTAATTGCAAAGTTTGTTAAAAAACCAACTAAAGGAAATGAAGAACCTACCCCAGATATGGAATCCGTCTAAACGTGGAAATGAAAAAGGTAAATTCTGCACTGCTTGTTATGCAGGATATGGGATTATCTTTAATGGCGAAACAGTTAAAATTGATCACTGTCTTTTCTGTAAGTGATGAAAAGTAATGAAATCCTTATTCTTGGTGGCACGATACTTGCAGCTTTGGTTCTCTTTAAAGGTCGAGCTTCTTCATCAATCAGTGGATCAATTCCGTTTATCGCTCCCTTTTCTAATTTGCTTGGCAAAGCAGAAGCTAAAGCGATAAATCAATTTGGATCAAACATACAAACACTACAATCAGTTAAAGAAAGTAATTTAGGAATTGCACAAAGTATTCTAGATCTAGAAAGAAATACGGCAGATGTTAAAATTTCACAAATTCAAACGGAATTAGACAAGGTTCAAGGATACATTGGATCACAACAAAAATTTTCCGCTTCACAAGCTTTTACAACTATTGCACCTCAAGGTTTTACAGCTCAAGGATTACTTGGAAAATTCGACAGTGTATTTAATTCAATGAGTAAATTGTGGACTGGAGAAAAGGGTCCATTATCTGGAGTAAGTATATTTCCAGATTTTAAATTAAATTTAACTCCAGGCAATAGGGGAATTATTGCACAACAAGCACAATTTGAAACAGCACAACAAAATATCGGAAAAGCTAATGAAATGGTTCAACGTCAACAAGGTGAAATTGATCGCCTAAATGAAGAATATCAAACAAGATTTGGCAGTTTAAGCCGATATGGTTAAATTAATGTACTGTATTCGTTAATTATGGTTTCCATTAGCACAGGTTTAACTTTAGGTTTAATCGCTACTGCAGTTTTAGGATTTTACAAACTTGGCGGTGCTAGTGGTATTGGTTCTCGTCTTGGCGGTGGTTTTTCTAGTTTATTTGATTCTTTTGGTAGTTCTCTTAATCCAATACAAGCAGCTATTGATAAAAATAATGCTGAAAATCCTGCATTAAATCCAACCTTAGTTGCACAAGCAAGATTTGAAGAAGCAACAACTTTGGATCCTAACTTAGCTGCAGATAGATTTGTTGATCCTGCAGGAAAATATAATCCTCTTAATCCTTATGGAGATTCTCCAAAAATAATTGAACCAATTTCAACAACTCCACCAGCTAATTTTATGGATCAATTCACTTTTACAGATAGACCGTCACGCCCTACAACTCCTGCAATAAGTTATGGTCCTATACAACCGTGGGCAGGAACCTTAGAACACGTCATTCCAAATATGGTATCGGCTCCTTATGAAGGTCCAACACAATCAGAACCAACAGTATTAAATTATGATTTTCTAGGAAATTTAGGAGTATAAAATGGCTAGTGCAAAACAATTAGCAGCTAGAAAAAAGTTTGCAGCTATAATGAAAAGTGGCGGATTCAAGAAAAGAAAAACGAAAGCAGTAAAAAAGACACGTACAGTTAAACGTAAATCGGTAACAACTAAACGAAAATCGACACCTTTAAAAAGAGTAGTTAAGAGAAGACCTGTAATGAAACGTAGATCAAAAACAGTTCGTAGACGATCATCATCTATGACACGAGGTATTGGTTCAAGTTTGAAAACAGGAATGATTTCTAACATCATTAAAGGAATTGGTGCAGGAAGCCTAGCAACACTCGTTGTAGGTAGAATCGCACCACAATATGCTCCAATAGCTTCTATTGGTGCAGGATTCCTTGCTGGTGGTGGAATTATTGGCGGAGCAGCTAATTTGCTATTAAGTGGAGGATTAGGTTCCATTAGTGGTCTATTTGGCGGAGCTTCAACTCCACAACAGGAGTTCGGGGTTTAGATATGGCACTTCCAGTACAAAGAACATATACTGCAACAGTTGCAGCACTAAACGCCCCAGTTTTCATGGTAGATCAACAAACCTTACAAAACAACTTTTTGACGCTAACCCCAAATGTACTCCAGGACGTAGTAAATTTAATTGATCCTGCAGCTACACAATTGTTACAATACACATTAGTAAAAAATGGTAATGCAACAAGTGTAAGAGCTTTCAGTTCTGCAATTAGTGCAACTACTGCAGGTAGAGTTCCAATTGGTCCAGTTAGTATGTCTAGCGGATCATATCAATGGCAAGCAACACAAACTATTGGAGCATTATTCAATGGTCAAATTCTTGTACGATATGGCAGTCCACTCAACTAAGGAGTTAACAAATCATTATGCCTTTTTCTAATTCGATAGTAAACAATTACCAGCTCAACAGTGGTAATACTCCATTACTTTATCCCGTTAGAGTAATCTGTTTAGCTGGGGTTACAACAGGAATATCTTTTCCTGATCAATTCTTAGGTCGTGCAATATCATTAAAGGTCACAAACAATGACGCAGCTAATGCCGCCAGTTATGATTATAATCTTAATGGACAATTTCAGAATCTAGCCGCTTCTGCTTTCTCAACTATTGATAATACCGTTATCAACTATCTTACTATTACTGCAGGAGCTGCAGGAACCGTTCTAGTTGAAGCACAAGTGCTTCCAGCTTCTAGATCAGAGATACCAATAGAGGTCCAGGTCTAATGTCTTTTGGTGGAGGTGGTGGAGGAGTTGCAGGAGTTACTGCACATAAACACACCAATGCAAGTGGAGAAGGCGGATCTTTAGATACTACAAGTTTAATCAATGATACTTCTTTATTCAGTTTAATGGTAGCGTTATAATGAAGATCAACGGATTAAAGAAAAAGGCATTGTGGGAAAATATTCCATGTTGTTGCACTAAAGGAGATATTACAAAATCATACCCTTTGACCAAATGTGATTCTTGTAAATTTACGGAATGTTGGAAATCAGTTCCACAAAAGGACTTTACAGTTAATGCTGATATTATTGATAAAAACGGAAAGGTAACAAAGAAACAAACTAAAACGGTTAAGGAGATTATTTTGGTTCGTGGTTCTTTTGAAGATATTATAGGATGGAATTTCTAATGGTAGCAGGAGACGTAGTTAATGGAATTAATCCGATAGCAAACAACGTTTTAAATTTTCAACCTGCAGCTAGTGTGGAAGTAATGATAAGTTCATGTGGTGGTGTGGGCAGTTGGATAACCATGACAGAAGGAGTAACTACTAGTCTTCTTAACCCAACATCAAATGCATTAAATGGAACTAATGTAAATGTTAAAGTGTTTATCAATAATACAAATTATTTACAAATCGGGGCTACAGCGGCTCAATATGGCAACTATTCAGGTATTCAAATAAAATAAGGAGGTGTTAGAATGGAAAGCGAATTATCAACATTAGGAGTATTATTAGCAGCTATAATCGTGCCGATCAGTACGATTGCAATGTTAAAAGTACATAATGCGAATAAATAATGGAAGAATGGTTTACTCCAGCTCTATTGGTCTTTCTCTTAGCGTTTGCTGTAGAAACTAGAATGAAACTAGCTAAACTATGTGGGCAAATGGATCGTTAATCCCATTTAGCTCCACAAAAATAACAAAGGGCTAAGCCCTCCGCATTACAACTACTGATAAGAAAGGTATGTTCCATAACAGATCTATCTTTCTTTCTACATCTCATTCTTAATCTCTTTGATCTAAGTGATTGCTTGATTAAAGGCGGATTCATTCCTCATCTTCCCAATCAAATAAGACTTTGCAGTTACTACACCTAACCTGATTTTCAATATCTATTTCTTCTTCACATTCAGGGCATGAGTAATTTTCCCAATTCATTCTTTCAATTCCTTATCTAGCATATTGTATTCTTTAATATGATAGCATTTTAGGTGTTCTTTCAATCCTTGAAAGGTTTTAAAATAAATTTCCTCACATAATTGACACTCCCAGCACTCTCTAATCATGCTTCTAACCCTATTTTTCTTGCTAAATGCATTACTGATACGTTTATTGCTTCTTCTGCCGTATCTAATCCTTGTTTACTTCTGATTTGCTCAACTAATGCGTAGAAAGAAATAGGCATTGTGAGTGTCTTGTGTACTTTGGTTATTCCTGTATGTCTTTTCATATTATTACATTACAAAGTTTCTATTTATATCTACACACACACACTTCATATTTCAAACGTAAATGCCCCCAAACAACTCTCTCTTAAATTTCTCGTTGTTTAGGGTTCCCCAACCCCAAAAGACATTCCCCCAGATTGCCTTCCCTTTTAGGATTACAAGTGTCTTATCTAGTTGTAATATATGCTTAGTGGAAAAAAGCGAAAATAAAGGGTTTTGGGGGGGTTCGGGGGGGAAAGGGAACAGTTTTAACGGTATGCATAGTATGAATACTATGTTAGAGTATGTAATTTTGGTCAGTGTTGTTATTGCTGGGGTATGTGGTATTATTATTACTAAAAATGTATTCGGATCCAATGAAA